AAAACAATTAATGAGGAAAGAAATACTGAAGGGCTAGATCATGTAGATTGGGGAGATCAAGCACCTAACCAGTGGAGTTCAAATCAAGGGGATAATTATTTTATGGGAGATTCACGTCAGCAAGAAGCAGACCAAATTAATAGTGATAATCAAAATGAAAGAGATCAAATGGCTGGAAAACCAAAACCTAAAGAAGAAAAAGCATTTGATTGTGAATGTATAAAATGTGGGCACAAATTAACAACTGAAGAACATTGTAAAGATATTAAATGCTCTAAGTGTGGAGGAGCTATGAGAAGAATAGAAAGACCAGGAGTTGGGGCAGAAAACAAGGCATTAGGAACTGGAGACTTGACTTTGCAACCAGGAGAGGAAATGGATTATCAAAAACTTAAGAAAGTAATTGTTGATTTGTTAAAAGATAATAAAGTAAAAATAAAAGAAATATTAGACACTCAGAAATCAGATGATCAGTTAATAAAAATAAAAGGTATAGATGATATTCCAGGAATGATTAAGAAAATATTTTCTTTCTTTACATTTAAGGAAATAAGTGATAGAATAATTAAAGTTCAATTCTTTAATGGATGGGATAGTTCTGAAAAACAAATAGATCAAAACGTTCAAATAAATGAGAAGGCTTTAGATTTCTTACAAGAACACACATTTGATAACATTAAAGGAATGACAGAAGAGATATCTAATGATCTAAAAGCAGAATTAGAAAGAGGAATTATTAATGGAGAGGGGATCACTAAACTTAAAGAAAGAGTAGATAGTGTATTTGACGTCGGTGAAAATCGTGCAGAGATGATTGCCAGAACAGAAACAAACAGAGCAGAAAACAATGGAAAATTATTGGCTATGAAAGGATCTGGATTAGATTTTGATAAGAAGTGGGTTGCAGCTATCGATGATAGAACAAGTGAGTTATGCAAGCGTCTTGATGGCCAAGTAGTTGGACTTAATGAGGATTTTCATTCTGGAGATTGGACTGGACAAAGCCCTCCTGCGCATGTAAATTGTAGATCAACTATGATTTTTATTGATAAAGAAGAATAATTTTATTTCTGAATATTCGCAATTAGATTTATAACTATTTTAGTATTTTAAAGGGTATGAATCAAGAAGCGAGTTTTACTTTTACAACTCCTTTGAATGTTAATTTAATAGAGATCAAAGGGGAAGAGCATTTATTTGTTGAGGGAGATATTTCTACAAATGATCTTGATTTGGTTAATGATATAATGACAAAAGGATGTCAAGAATCTATGCAAAAACAAATCATGGAAGGAAGTTTAAAATTGGATTTAGAACATGAAGCCTTCCGGGGAGAAACACATGAGGAAAAAGAAATTAACAAAACAAAAATCCCTGCAGGAAAACTAATCGATTCAACAGTTAAAGATTTGGGAGAAGATAGATTCTCAACCAGAGTAAAGGGAGAAATAAACAGACACAATCCAAATTATGTAAGTATAAAAGGAAATTTAGTTGAAGGATATTTGGATGCGTTTTCAGTGGCTTTTTTACCAACAGATGTGACTTATGATATGAAGGATGGAGAAAGAATCAGAATGTTAAATGATGTTAAATTATTGAATGTGGCCTTAACAGGAAACCCTTGTAATACAAAAGCACAACTAAATGAGATCTTCACAAAATCAATGGATGCAGTAGAAGAATACAAAAGAATGAAAGCAGAGGATCCAGAAATCGAGAAAAGTTTAGTAGTGAAATCAAATTCATCCGTTAAGGAAGAAAACATTGACTTAGTCAATGATCAAGAATTAAATAACAAAGAAAAAAAGATGACAGAAAAAAATCTCAAAGAAGAACCAATAGCAGAAGCTCCAGTTAACACTGAAGTGAAACCTGAAGGAACTGAAGAGAATGTAGAAGAAAAAGCATTGTTAAACATGAATGCAGAATTGATCAACTTGAAATCAGAGAATGTAACTTTGAAAGATGCTGTGACTAAAATCGCAGAATCTCTTGCAAAAATTACAAAGGCCCTTGAAGCCCCAATTCACAAATCTGAAGGAGTTCAAATCAATGATGCAGAAGTGAAAGCAAATGCTTCGGAAACTAAATCTGTTGATCCTTTAAGTCTATTTAGATAATGAGAGCACAAACAGGAATGACTGAAGGTTTGGACATGCAAAGCGCATATTTCAAAACGTTCGGAAATTTAACTCATAAGACAAAATATTTGGATGCAATGGGCGGAATTGATTTAAGAGCACAAGCTGGTTTTAAAGCAACAACAACAACCCAAGGTGGACCAGGAACTGCAGGATATGCAATGATTCCGGTTTACTTATCCCCAATGATTGTAGACGAATCGAGAAAGAGAACACCACTGGTGGAATTAATCCCGAGAGTTACAAATTTGGGAATGTATGCAGATTATAATAATCTTGAATCTAAAGGCGCAGCTTTTGTAGCAGCTGAAGATGCAGCATTCTCTGAAACTAACGATACATTCGATAGAAGTTCAGTAGCAATCAAGTATCTTTATTCAGTTGGAAGAGTAACAGGACAAGCTAAAGCTGGGCAACCAGCGTTCGTTTTAGAAGGTTTCCAGGGAACTGGATCCGGATTAGGCGGAAGTGCGTTCGGAAATGTTGCAAGTGCTAACGCAATGCAACTAAGAGTTTTAACTGCAGCAAGGGCTTTAAAGGAATTAGAAGAAGAATTGATCGTAAACGGTGATGCAATAACAACTGCAACTGAGTTCTCCGGAATTGTAAAGCAACAAGGAGTAACAAATGTAGTAGATTTGGACGGTGCAGCATTGACATACGATGATATTGAAAAAGCAGTTCAATATGCATTCGACGACGGTGGAATTATTAAATTAGCCGTAGGTTCAAGTGCAGCTGTTAGAGATGTTCGTAAGATTATATTGGATACATTCCGATATTCTCCAAGTGACGTCCCTGGCGGAGTATTGCCTTTCGGTGTCCCATCAGCTGTAGTATTACAGACATTAGTAGGACCAGTCCCGTTGATCCCCTCAATGTTTTTGAGTAATACATCAGGTGCAAAGCAAATCTACTTCTTAGACACAGACTTCATTGAAATGCGAGTACTTCAAGATATGACTTACGAAGAGTTGGGTAAAAACAACGATTCAGATAAGTTCTTTTTGAAAATATACGAGTGTTTAGTGATTAAGAACCCGAAATTCAATGCATTCATAGATGACATATTATAAATTTTTATATTTTTTATTTTAATTTTTATTTTAATTTTTTTAAAAAAATAGACCGGAGAAAAAAACTCCCCAAATAACAAGAGAAGAAAACTCAGTAAATAAAATTAAATCACACAGGAGGTAAAAAAATATGACAGCATTAGGAGAAGTAGGAACAGTTAAGGAAGTAGCCCCAAACTTAGGAGCAAAAGTGTTGATTTTATCAACACCAAGCACTTTTATAGGTGGATCTGACACAATTGCAATCGATTTGAATGATTACGGATGTACAAAAGTAAGTGCAATACATGCAACTTATCAATCTACAACTGGAGAAGTGACAGCAGATGCAACAATTGCAACAACTTCAAACACTGCAGGAGTTTTGGTTTTAACACCAAGCGCAGCAGGGACTGGAGTTTACGGAATAGTAATCTACGCATACTAACTGTCTTTTAAAATAAAATGAGAGATGGAATAGTAAGCGGAGATAATTATGGTGTTCAAAGATACCATGATCAAGTTACTTTTATGCAAGGTGTTAATGGGGTAATGAATGGTGGCACATCTTATTATGTAGATTCAAGTAAATCTACATCCGGAAACGGAAAAGAATGGAAACAAGCATTTATTACAATCGCAGAAGCAGTTGCAGCAAGTCTGGCAGCAGGCGGAACTTACGATACAATATTAGTTAAGGGTACTGAAAATACTGATGAAACATCAGATTATGCAGAATCAGTAACAATTACAGCAGCTCAAACAGGATTAAGGATCATTGGTTGTGCAAATGGAGCAGAAGGAATTTTGTGGACAGTAGGCACAGCTGAAGGAGTTATTCTAACAGTTGCAGCAAAAGATGTTTATGTAAGTGGATTTAGATTCAGACCTAACGGAGCAACAAGCGGTAAGGCAATTAGTTTGGATTCAACAGCAATAGGTTTCACAGTAGAAAATTGTATTTTTAGAAGTACAACTGAAACAGCACTTCAAGCAATATATCTTGACAGTACACCAGATGTAACAATTAGAAATAATGTGTTTACAAGTGTAGCAACAGGGATTTATGGAGATGCAAGCGTGAAAACAATTTATAGGTTAAAAGTTTTGAATAATTTGTTTGATGATAAAGTAGATGACGCCGGGATTAATATTACTGGTAGAGCATGCTTAATTAAAGGCAATGATTTCACAAGCGATACAACTCTTTTGATTGATACTTATAAAAGTTCAGTTGGAGAGATGAATATCGTAACTGATAACACTTTAATGTGTGCAACGAGCTATGCAGTAAATTGTGTAGGAGCACCAACAGATAATTGGTTAAACAATTTCACTAACAAAGTATCTGAGGGTTCTGAAACAACTGCAGAGGGTAGAACTATCGCAATACCAGCATAAATTTGAAAATGGCAAAGAAAAAATTAATCAAAATACCAGAAGATGACTTGCAAGGGTTAACACTCGAACAATTCAAAGCATGGGAACTTGAAGAATGTAATTTGGAAGTTTTCAAAAAAGCTAACGACATAAAGTAACTAAATTTTTTTTATTTTTTTTATTTTTAAATTCGGAAAGGGCAAGGAGGAAGGCCTTAAACTTCCTCACAATTAAATACGGAGAAACAAAAGATGATTACACAAGAAACAATCACAGCAACGGTAATAGCCGGGACTGGAGTAACAGCAGATAGTGCTTTTATCAACGGAGAAATCTTGAAAGTAGCAATGAATGTGACTGGAGATTCAATGGATATCAATCTGGACTCGTTAGGCGAACAAAAAGCCCAGGCGATCCTTAATATCACAGGGAACACAGACACAACATACTATCCAAGAACACCAACTGTTGATTCAGCTGGAGCAGCAAATAGTTTGTATGCAGCAACATTCCCAGTACAGGTACCCTTTGTAGTTTTTGGAAAGTTAAGATTAACTTTGGCAAATGCAGCAATCGGCGAAATCGTGTCAATGACAATAACATACAGAAATTAAAATGAAGTTCATCAATAAAGGTGAACCAGTTAAAATCAGAATAGGTGGCCTAAACGAAGATTTTACCTGGCAAACCATCGAAGCAGGAGAGATAGTAGAATTATCTCGAGCACAAGGAAAAGCCCTTGAATTTCAAAAGTTAAAAACAACTGTGGGCCAAATTGGAGATCAAGTAGTTGAAACAAAACAAATCGAAGTAGATTACACTCCGGACGACGAATTTTTAAAAGAATTAAAAGCAATTAATGGAATCGGAAAAAAGACTGCAATGGATATAGTAGAATGGGGAACAAAAGAAAAACTTATTGATACAATTAAAGAAAAGAAATCTCTGCCGTTTAGGGATGACGTCGAAGAGAAACTAAGGAGGGCCTATGGTTAAGATGTCCGGATGTGCGTTTGGAAAGGTTTCTCGAAATATGGTAGATAATCTATCAGATGACTTTAAAGAATTTAGAACAGAAATCAGAACAGAATT